CCATCTGTTAAAGGTTTACCAGGTGCTGCAGAACCTCGAACTTCTCGGAGTATGTTAAGAAAATCAGAATTAGCCATCATGTACCTCCAAGTTTAATATGTCTGTATTGAACATTTCTGTTGTCTTTGTTTCTCTTAATGGGCTATCTCCCATATAAGCAAATTCTTTATAAGTTTCCATTACATTCCTTTCTGCTTTAGCTGCATCATACCCAACTTTGAAATACCAAGTTTTTAATATAGTTATTTTAGTTTTAACTGCACTTATTTCTCTTTTAAATCTTCTCATTGGATCTTTATACCTAGTTATTCCGATTTTCCACACTGGAGGGAGTGAACTGTCTAAAGTATCTATTCTTATGTAGTACATATACATTTCATTAACCAACTGAGTTGAACCGTCTTTATACTCCATATGCGAACATATCTCTTCTAGTAGTCCTCGTTTTCTAGCTGCTAAATAAGCACTTTTACTTTCATGTTGGAAATCAGACCTATACTCGTATTTTAGCGCTTCTTCTCTTAATTCTTGATTTGTCCATGAGTTAAATACAGGATTCATATGTTCACACACATCGTCTAACCAATTACTTCGTTGTGCCATTGCATAAGCATTAGCACTCATTCTTTGAAAATCTACTCTTCTCGTGTACTGCTTAGCTATTTCTGCCACTTTTTCATATGTCCAACTTTCATGTTTAGCTTCCATGTGTCCACAAATTTCATCCAGAATTCCTCTTGTTCGGGCAATTACGTAGGCACTATTACTGCCTGTTTGAAATTCGGCTCTAGTAGTGTACTTTAAAGCTTCATTAGTGAGATCTTCATTACTCCATACAGTATAGTTAGTATTCATATGGTCACAAATAGAGTCATAAATACCAAGCTCTTTAGCAACTTTTACAGCAGATCCTCTTTTACTAGTAAACTCACTTTTTGAATTATATTTTAGTGCTTCTAGTTTAAGAGTTTCTTCAGACCAAGCAACCTTTTTAGGATTTTGTTTTGCTGGTTTTTTCATATGTTTACATATTTCTTTGTAGATACCTAAAGTTCTAGCTCTTTTAACAGCTCCTGGAGCATTCAAGGCGAATTCACTTTTACTGGTGTACTTTTTAGCTTCTATAGCAATTGTTTCAGGAGTCCATTTTGCCATATTTACACCTCCCAGCTATGCATTGTCTCATAGCAACTGTTTTTATCGAATTGCAGCACTTCAGCGTATGCCCAATCACTTAATGTTCTAACCACTAACTCAGGAGCTAGGAATATTGTCCCAGCTTCGTACTGTGTTTTTGCTTCTGCATCTATCTGTGCATCATTCCATAATGGATTTGCAATCATTATAGTATTCACTAATCCTTGATAGTTGAGGTAGTCCCAGTATAAGTACTTTTCCAACTTACTCATTTTAGCCATACATTCATTACTATCAGCTTCTCTCATAACTTCTATAAAATGTTCACTGAACACCACTACTGTATCAGGACCTTCGACTCCGTCTTTTAACATGAATGGCTTATTATTTGATTTGAATAGTTGTTTAGCTTCTTTAGTACAGTCATCTACTGTTATACCAGAATCAAGTTCAGGCTGTGTAAGTATTGTTTTTATCATGATTCTTCCCCTTGTAGTTTTGGCAAGCTTTCTATTAATTCATCCACTTTAGCATTGTAGTTTCTAATTCCCTCATCTGCTCTTGTCTGATGAACTGCTGTCTTTTTAACTGATATGTAGCTAGAGATTAAACTGGCAACAACTGGTCCTAACTCAGTATCAATGTCCAACTCATCTGTATCTTTTACAGGTAAGTCAGGCATTCGCACTAAGTAATTGCCTCTACCCAATCTTTGGACATCAGCACTTTTATCTAGTGTTTGTAAGTTTAGTACTTGACATTTATCAGTAATGTATATGTAAGCCATCTCAAGTAACGCTAGTACTTCTTCAGGGTCTTTTGGTAGTTTGTTGTCACCAACCAATAATCCTGAAGCCATTTTCTTTAATCTTGCATAAGTCATTAATGAGTCCTATCTGTTATTTTCAACAATTATAGCTAACTTAGTCTTGAATTTACCTTAGTTAATAACTGTCGTATGCACTAGTTGTCGGACCAGCATTTCCTTGGTAATAATAAACACCATCTTCAGTAACTTGCTGTGCTATAGCTTCATAAGCTGGGTAATATACGTGCATTAAGTTACACTGAGTTATCAAGTCAGGTCCATCATCCGACCTTGTGAACGCTTGGTGTGTAGCACCTTTTATTTGTGCAACGAACTCTTCCATGTCTGGAGTATCTTTTAAGTGTTTTGGGAACCACATCTTACCAGGTAGCACGAATTGGTTAACAGCAATTCTGAACCTTTCATGTTTGGCTCCTGACCCACTATTTTTACTAAGTATTCCTTTTCTTGGGCTATCAAGTGCACCTTTTTGTTTAGCAAAGCTGTAGTACACACCTTGAGTTCTCATTTCCTTTTCTAACGCATTAACGTGGGCGGACTGATTACCGTCTACCTCGACCCCAATTTCAACATTTTTACCTCTACGCTTCCACTTAGCAGCTTCTTCCAGTGTTAGTGTGTATTGAGTATCCATTCCCATTTTACGCAAGTATAAGTTTAGTAGAAACCAATCTTCATTACTACTCACTGCCCATGTTGCTATCCCAGCAAAGTCTGATTTTTCTCCACTTGTTGTTGTAAAGTCAGTTGTTATATACACATTGTATGCATCTATGTTGTTTTCTATAACTTTCATATCACAGTATTGTATACAACTATCTGGGACTAGTCTTTCACTACCACTTGTTAATCGTAGCATACGCTCTTGTAGGAATAGCCTTAATTCTTTAGCTTTCTTAGCACGTTTAATTAAACTCATTATTGATACTCTAGGGTGCATTGCTTCCCAACTACTGTGGATATCTGTTACTTTTAAGTTACTACTTTCAGCATCAAATGCTTTAGCCATTGGTATTACTACTGGGGTAAATGCTCCTGTTAGTATTGCCCTAGTATTAACATCGCCATAATGGAATGGTGTGAAGAACAGCAGAACTCTACCTTTTCCTCCACCTTTTAACGCATTCACAGCATCTGAATGTAACACTGTGTGTAAGTTATCCATCATTACTTTTGAGTATGCTGCTGCGGTATTTAATATTGTATCATCAAAAATCAAACTGCAGACCCTTCGTTCACCATATCTTGATCCCCTGATACCAGTGTTTAACCCTTGGTACCTTACCAGGAACCCTCTATCTTTTCGCGGTATCTTTGCTTCTTTTCCAACTTTACCACTTGGACACCTTCTAATGAACTCTGATTCTGTTTCAGTGAATCTCATTTCCTCGAAGTAGTCGTTCAGGTATTTACTATCTTCACACATTGCTTTTACTGCTAGTGCATTTACCCTAGCACCACCCTTACTCGAAGCAGCAACTAGTAAGTAGAACCATACTTTACCTATTCCATTTGGTAACTCGCCTTTTATTGCACTATACACCGCAAAGAACGATATCCCAACTGTTGATTTAGCAAGTCCCCTTGAGGCCATGAACCCCAAAGCATTTATATCTATTTCTATTGTTCTACATATCTCCTCACTATAAGGGAACATCATTGGATCATCTATATAGCCTAATAAGCAATCTACCATGAAGTAATGTGCTATTGGAGTATCGAACTCGAAGTCTCCGCCTTGAACTAATCTCATCAGAATGAAGAACTCGAATGCATCTTTACTTGGAGTATATCTTGGGAATGTTGGATCGTAACTATCCAAGGCTCCATCCAAGTCGAACTCAGCATTTTCAAGCAACTCTAGTACATCTTCAGCAGCTTTTCTTTTAGCTGCTTCATCAACCACATTCTTCACCATATCTTCACCATACAGTTCAATAAGTTCGGCTAACTCTTCCTCTCTTTGCTCTTTAGTTAATTCATTTTTCATCTATCAACTACCTCCGCATCTTCTATTGACTCAGTCTTGATTCCAATCTTCTGTACAGAACTTATGCTTTCACCTTTAGTCATTCTTTGTCGCATTAATGTAGCCATGCTACCGACTTGATCAGCAAGGTCTTTTTGCACATTTTTGGTATCCTCATCAACCCCGTGATTCAAGTTGATTGTCATATCTTCAGGAACTTTAATCTTTTCAGCTAATGCCATAGCAGCGTTTAATTGTACTGTTGGACTAGCAGGGCCATCAGCAGCCTTACCATTCATTAACTCTATGTACTTTTGCACTATTTGGTGATTTAGAGGTGCATATGTTATTGAATCAGCAATCTGAATGTTTTCCATTATTGTTTGTGGTACTTTTGTCCTAGCATATTGACTAGCAAATGAACTTGGATCCCCATCCCTTTCAAGTATCTCTTGAGCCTTATCAGGGAATGTTATCATCCATGCCTTTGACTGGGTCATTCCTGGTGTCACACTTAGTGTTACGAACTGAATTCCTTTTAGTAATTGTTTTAATCCAACCCCAGGTCCTAGTAAGTGTAAATGGCTCATGAGCCTTTCTTCCATCAGTCCTTTATGTACTGAGGACTCATCGATCAATCTATTAACTAATTCTACTGTTTGTTCATTGACTTTTACTCTACTACCTTTTGGTAGGAAGTATTTTAACTTCTCTACAGTTATACCTTGTTCGTCTATAGCTAAATCATCCCAGTCTTGTGTAGGTTCTGGTAAGTTAGCAATTTCATCTTTTATATTAGCCATCTATTTCCTCCACTATTGAGTCCAATGTATCCCTTAGTTCATCTAGTTGATCTATTGTAGGCTCTATCCCTTGGTCAACTAACCTATCTTCTAATAGGTCAACTAATTCATCTATTAACTCTGTCATTTGTTTCCCTTATTTACAAATAATTTTTCAGCATATTCTGCCATAGGACTTCTAACAACTTTCTTTAGCTCTATAGCAAACTGACTTATTTCTGTATCTATTAATCTCTCCCTAGCTTCGCCTTGCAGTACAGCCAACCCATTATTATATTTTGTTACATACGGTGAATCTATCTGTCTTTGTGACCCAATTACTACCACTTTACAGTTTTTACCAATTCTTGTTAGTACTTTTTGTGTAGTTCCTTGACCAGCATTTTGCCACTCATCCATAATTACTATTGTGTTGTGGAATGTTCTACCTCTTAATCCAGTACTTATCATTGACTCAATTTGGTAGTCTTGTTTCATCTTATTAATATTTTCCTGTACCAGATTTTCATACTCTGCTTTATCCTGACTCTTTTTTGGTTTGTATTTAGATCTTACTATGAAGTCAATCGTGTCTTCCATTGGTCCAAGATACATAGCATACTTCTCATCATTACCTGATAAGAATCCAATTTCTTCTGCTTTATTTTCTTCATCATTTACGGGAGTTCTTATGTAAACTATTGAGTCATACTTATCTTTATTAGTGTTCATTAATTTAATAGCATTACTAAGTGCTACTATATTTTTACCACTCCCAGCTTGACCTTCTACTATTACCATATCTATTAATGGATCTAGTATTGCTTTACTTGCTAATAGCTGTTCACTATTAATCGGAGCACAGTCTTGCTGTCTTATTGCTTTTTCTGTATCTTTGCCAAGTACTTTAATGAACCCATTGTGTACTGTAGCTAATTTCATTTGTCCACTATACTTATCTGTAAACTTGTAACTATAGTTTTCCAACTTGTATTCCGGATCCACCAACATTATGTCTGAATCATGTAGTGTTCTGAACATTTCTGGGTCTGTTAGAAACAACTCTTTAACAAATTCAAACTCAGCATCATCAATTAACTTTAAGTCAATTACATTTAACCCAATTGCTAGTGCTCTTAATCTTGCCATCACATCATTTGTAATGAATGTAGTTTTACCATATCTATCATATGTTCTTTGTGCAACTTGTATTATTCTTTGATCATTTGCACCTGAATCATTGCTGTCCACTGTATATTCATTTAGTGACACCACTTCTATTTGCACATCACCATAGGTTAATTTAGTAATCACACAATCATGGGCTTTTTCCACTTCACCAATATCACATGCAGCTAGTATTCGTCCCATCTGTCTTGCTTGATAAGCAAGTTCTCCGAACCCACTCTTTTTATTATCACATTCTTGAATTACTGTTTCTGCTAACACGATTATGTTATCTTTACCAAGTGTTAATATGTTATTAGCATCTAGCAATACTATGTTGCTATCTAATACTACCCTATTCATCCGAATCCTTTAATTTTATATACCACAAGTTTACCGACCTTAGCCTTGATTTTTACTGAATTTGCCTATTAATTAATTAGGTTTGCCATCCAATTCTGCCATTTATACACCTTATCACTGCCAGGCAACTTCATATTACCTTCATACCAGTACTTTTCTAGCACCACATATAGTGCTTCTATCTTTTGATTATTCCATAGTGTCAATTCTTCACTGTATTCACCTATTATTGCTGTTATCCCAACTTCTGACCATAAGTAGTCTATTGCTTCTTGTCCATCGATTACTGATTCTACAGCAGTAATCATTGCTAATCCAGTGTCTTTACCACCTTTCCACAAGTGATACACACATATATTTACTGGCGCTTTATCGTATTTACTAGGCTCCAGTACTTTTACCTTCATCTCATATAATTCTTCAGTAGTCCAGAACTCATCTGGTAACCTATCTTGTGCTTCATACAT